AAAGGCATTTTGGGAGCTGGGCCAATGCTTTAGAAGCGGCAGGTTTAGAGTATGAATCAAACTCTATTTCCTCTGGTGAACTAGAAGTATTAGAATTTATAAAAGAGCATTATTCTGGAGAAATTAAAACTTCTGACAGGGCTATTTTAAAGCCTAAAGAATTAGATATCTATATCCCAGATAAAGCCTTAGCAATTGAGTATAACGGTGAGTGTTGGCACTCAGAATCGTTAAACAAAACCAAATATAACTTATTAGAAAAAACCGATGCTTGTAGTAAGTTAGGAATTTCTCTAATACATGTAATGGAAAATGAGTGGAAAACAAAACAGCCCATTGTTAAGTCTAGAATACTAAATGCTTTAGGTAAATCAGAGAGATTATATGCTAGAGACTGCAAAATTGTAGAGTTATCTGCTGCACAAGCACACAACTTTCTAGAAGAAACCCATACTCAAGGTTTTTGTAATGCTTCAGTTTTCATAGGCTTAGAGTACTACGAAGAAATAGTAGCGGTAATGTCTTTTGCAAAGCCTAGATTTAACAGTAAATACCAATGGGAACTTATCAGGTATAGTAGTGAATTAAATACTACTATAGTAGGTGGGGCGTCTAGACTTTTAAAATACTTTGAGAGAAAGTATAAACCAACCTCTATAATAAGCTATTGTGATCGCAGATGGGGTTCAGGAGGCCTATACTTGCAATTAGGTTTTACTGAGTCTCACAAATCTAAGCCCAATTACTTCTATTATAAGAGTGGTAAAGTTTTTCCCAGATATAAATTTCAAAAACACAAGCTCCCCAATCTTTTAGATAACTTTGACGAGTCTAAGACAGAAGTAGAAAATATGCTAGATAATGGGTATCTAAGATACTTTGATTGTGGAAATTACGTATTCGTTAAAGAATTTACATCCCAATAAAAAATTATTGTTGACTTGATATGGTAGTGATGGTATCATTTCTATAGGTGGTTGAAATGTCAAATCTAAAAAGAGATGCAGTTAAGTATGTGCGTGATCGAGCTAAGTCAGCTTACACGAAAGATTCTGTTTGTAGAATGTGTGGAGCTACTGAAGAATTAGAGTTTCATCACTATACAAGTATGACTGCAATGTTAGACCGATGGTTACGTAAGGAGAGGATCAATCCTTCAGATATCGTAGAACATCGAGATCGTTTTATTGAAGAGCATTACGATCAAATCTATAATAAAACTGTTACTTTGTGTAAAAGCTGTCACAGTAGATTGCATAAAGTATATGGGCAGAAGCCTGGGCTTGGTACTGCTACAAAGCAGGAACGCTGGGTAGAAAAACAAAGGATTAAAAATGGGCTTGTTTAACTGGAGAAAAAACAAAACTGAAGAAGTTGAAGAAAAGTTAAATCCAGCTCAAACTCTAATCGGACAACGAGAAGGTAGTGAGATTTATTCTCATGCCTCTCCTACTAATTATCGTAATCAGTACGAATCTATTGAAATAGTAAATCGTGCGATTAATATGATTGTTGACGATTCTGCAGATTTACCCTGTGCTATCGGCAATCAGCAAAAAGGTGTAAGCCCTGTTGTAAAGGGGGTTAGAAAGAATACTGTAGAGCGAGTACTAAAGTATGAACCTAACCCATTCCAGGATGTTAGTACTTTTAAAAGAAATTTAATTGTAGATTTACTAGTTGACGGTAATATGTTTATCTACTGGGACGGGGCTCATTTGTACCACCTCCCCGCGGATAAGATATCCATTCATACTGATGAACGAACATTTGTTAGCCACTATAGTTATTCTGGCCTTATTGACTATGCTCCTGACGAAATAATCCACATTAAAGAAAATTCTTTTAGATCAATATATCGAGGAACTTCTAGGCTTAAAGCCGCTTCGGATACTATGGATTTGTTACTTAAGCTACGCAAGTTTCAGAAGAATTTCTTTAATAATGGAGCTGTGCCAGGGTTAGTACTAAAGAGCCCAGATTCTCTTAGTGAGAAAATAAAAGAACGTTTGCTACAAAGCTGGAGATTACGTTATCGTCCAGAAAGTGGTGGACGTTCTCCAATGATATTAGATGGTGGATTAGAGATTGACTCTGTATCAAATGTAAATTTTAAAGAGTTAGATTTTCAAAGTGCTTGTTCAGATTGTGAAAAGACTATACTTAAAGCTTTAGGTGTGCCACCTATTTTGTTTGATGGGGGAAATAATGCTAATATTGCACCTAACCACAAACTTTACTATCTAGAAACTGTACTTCCTATTGTACGTAAAATTAATGAAGGTCTGTCAAGGTTCTTTGGTTATGAAGTGCATGAGGATGCTACAAACACTCCTGCCTTGCAGCCTACTCTTAGTGATCAATCAGGATATCTTACTTCACTAGTAAACGGTGGGGTAATTACTCCTAATGAGGCAAGAGAGAAATTAGGTAGAGAAGCACTAGATGGATTAGATAAGATTAGAATCCCAGCAAATATAGCAGGCAGCGCGGCAAATCCCGCCGAGGGCGGAAGACCCGCCGAAGGAGATGACGAATGACAAGGAAACGTGTATTGGAACAACTTACAGACTACTTTATTGAGATTGGAGAAATTCTCGATAAACGTGAGTATGTAAAACGTGATGACACTCCGATACGGGCTGCAGTAGTCACTAGGACTATTGGTTCATGGTCGCGTCTCGATCGTTTGATTAGTTATAACTTTCCCGAAAAATATGAAAAAATCGGTAAAGTTCAAGCGAAAGAGACTGAGCGTCCTAAACCTAACTTTGCAGCTATAAAGGAGAAGGATAATGCTGAATAAGAAGCTCTTTATTAAAACCCAGCTAACTAAAAAAGAAGTTGGTAAGGACAAAGTAAAGATCAAAGGTTATGCTAGTACTAATAATACTGACCGCGCTGGAGACGTAATACTACCAGAGGCTTGGAGCAAAGGTATAGCGGATTACCAAAAGAATCCAATTCTACTTTTTAACCATAACTATGATAAGCCGATTGGTCGCACTACTAGCATCGAAATCACTGATAAGGGACTAGAGATTGAAGGTGAAATTTCTAGAAAGGCTGCTGATAATGTAGCTGACCTTATCGAAGATGATGTACTGAAAGCCTTTTCTGTAGGCTTTATGGTAAAAGATGCAGATTACGATTCTGCTTCAGACTTGTTTGTAATTAAAGAAGCTGAACTTTACGAAGTATCAGTAGTCTCAGTACCGTGCAATCAGGATGCTGTATTCTCAGTATCTAAATCTTTTGACTCTAGTGAAGAGTACAAGAAATTTATTAACGACATTGTCGACACAGCCGAGCAACCAGCTGAAGATTCAGTAAATGCTCAAGATTCAGCTGTAGATTCGGCAGACAGTGACAATAAGTCACATTCAAAGGAGAAAAACGAAATGGATCCCAAAGAACTACAGAAACTTATGGATGACGTAGCAGCTAAGACTGCTTCTGCTATCACTGAAGCACAGAGTGCTAAGGCTGCTGAAGATGCAAAAGCTGCTGCTGAGGCTGAAAAAGCTCAGAAAGAGTTTGATGTAAAGGTTAAAACCTCTGCTGAGAAACTCATGGAAGATATTGAGAAGCGTTTTAGTGAGAAAAACGAAGCGCTTGAGAGTATTGTTGCAGAGCTACAAGACGAGCTTTCTAGCAAGTCTGAAGAGATTACTAAAATGCGCGAGTCTAAGCGTCATTTCGCTGATCGTAGCGAAGGCGGCGATTGGAAGAAAAACCACGAAGAAGAGCTGACTGATACTTTTGTACTTGGTCTCGCTACTGGTAAAGGCTGGAATACTAAGCACGCTAAAGATATGGTAGAGAAGGTAAATACTATGTCTGGTGTTCAGGTTTCTAGTGAAGACTTTGAGCAGATCGTATCTACTAAGATCGAGCGTGACATTCAGAATGAGCTGATTCTTGCTCCTATGTTCCGCGAACTGTCGATGACTTCAGCTACCATGATTATGCCTATCCTGCCGGATGCTGGCTATGCCGAGTTTGTGTCTACACAGACTACTTCAGCAACTGCGCCTACTGGTAACTTGGACGAGCGTTCTGCTGCTTATGGCGACAATGCTGGTATTACCCTGCAAGAGCGCACAGTTTCTACTAAGAAGCTTATGTCCGTTTCTTACCTTGGTAATGAGACTGAAGAGGATGCAATTCTGCCTATTCTGCCTCTGATTCGCGAGTCCATGATTCGTTCACATGCTCGCGCTATCGAGAATGCTATCCTTCTTGGTAATCATGCAGATGGTGCATTCGGTACTGCTGGGGCATCTTTCGACGGCCTGGTAAAAATGGCTACTGATGATTTGCAGACTATCCAACCTGCGGCTACTGGTTTTACTATGGATGACGTAGTTACTACTGCTGACCTATTTAACCTGCGTAAGAATATGGGTAAGTATGGTCTGCGTCCTGAAGACGTAGTTTATATTGTTTCTCAGGAAGCTTACTACAACCTGATCGATGACGCTGAGTTCCAGGATGCTAACCTTGTTGGCCAGAACATGGCTACTAAGCTAACTGGTCGGGTAGGTAGTGTATTTGGTTCTAACGTTGTAGTTTGTGACGAGTTCGCCGCTAAAGCAGCTGATAAGTTCAACGCTGTAGCAGTTAACACTCGTAACTTTGTTATTCCTCGTCTTCGTGGAATGACTGTAGAGAGCGACTACGAAGTTTCTAACCAGCGCCGCGTTCTCGTAGCTTCACAGCGTATGGGCTTCATCGACATTATTGACGGTGCCGCCGCTAAATATGCACTTCAGTATAAGGGTGTAGCATAAATAAAGGGAGCCTAGGAACCTTCTTCGGAGGGTTCCTAGGTTTTTACAAGTTGACTTATGACTGATTTAATAACTAAAGATATCTATAAGCAAGCAAAAGCCATTACTGGAACGAAGGAAGACGAGCGCTTAGACCAGCTAATTCCATCCATAAGTCAGCTTGTCAAAACCTACTGTGGTAATTCCTTTGTTGACTATGTTGATACTCCTTATACAGAGACTTTTTCCGTGTATTATGATGCACAGCAGGTCATCCAGCTAGGAGAAATTCCAGTACTGGAAGTTGTAGAAATTTATGAGCGTAGTAGAGCTGACTACGCGTATAGTTTAGTAGACCCTACTCAATTCGAGCTCGATACCAGAACTGATAGTGTTATACGACAGCTAGGTTATTGGCCTACTGGGCTAAATTCAGTAAAAGTAACTTATAAAGCTGGATATTCAGAAGTGCCTGTAGACCTGCAGTTAGCTATAGTAGATTTAATATCTTATTATATAAAGGATGAATATAAACTACAGCGTACATTAAGGGGTGGTTCTATCCGAAACCAAAGCTCTAGTACCTTGGATGGAAATGTAGGGTTCCCTGATCATATTAAGAGAGTTCTTGATTTATATAGGCAGATAACATGAGTAAACAAATAGTAACCAATATTGTAGCAAAAATAGTGGATGAGACTAGAACTAAATCCATCTATGATAGGTCACGTTCAGAACTTGATAAGTTAGGTGATAATGTTGTTACTATTTATAAGAAAAATTTGAGTAATTATAGTAAATTCATAGATGTAAATAAAGTATGGGCAGCTATTATAACTAGAATTAGTACTGACTTTAGCGAAGATAATATTAGTATTAAATCTGGTAGTATTACAGTTACTATTCTAGCTTCTGAAGATAATAAGTTAAGGCGAGCCGTAACGGAATCTATACTAGGAAGACCTATTAGAGCTGAAGATACTACTGGTACAGAAGAGCAAGTTTCCTTTTCATATAATAAAAATACTGCAAATGATGCATATAAAAATAGAGTTTATAATACTCTGGAAGAGATTAGCTGGGCCTGGTATAGTACTGAAAAGATTAGTTCAAGTAGCTATTTAAAGAATATTCGAATTGAGGGTACCTCTAGTAGCTCACATCTAAGTCCTAGGAAAAGAGACTTGTTACTTAATAAGTTTCAAAAGGAGTTTGCTAATAAGGCAAAAAGCTCTAAAGTTACTAATAGATTTGTAACCGAGTCTGCTAGCCCTAGCCCTTTAGATAAGATAAAAAATAACATACTATACCAGATTTGGTCTAAAGTTAAAAGATTTGGCAAAGCTAATTTTGTTTCTAAAAAGCCCAAAGCTTCCACTAGTTCTAGCAGATTAAGCACAAAAACTAAAACTAGAGACTCTAGAGGAGCTAGAGCAAATATTACTGTAAAAGAATCTCCTATTAATCTAAAGGCATTAATACCGCAGATAAATATGAAATTACACGATCAAATAAAGCGTAATATGGGCAGTCCGGCCCTAAATTATAGAACTGGTAGATTTGCTCACTCAGCTCATGTATTAGATATACAACAAACTCCTAAAGGGTTCCCATCTATACATTATACATACCAACGAGACCCCTATTCTTTATTTGAATACCCTGGAGGTAGCCCAAGATTAGCTACTCCTCAGAGAGACCCTCGAAAAATTATAGGCACATCAATTAGAGAGCTAGCTTCTGAACTAATAGAAGGTAGATTCTATACTAAGAGGTTATAATGGCAGATACAAGAGTTTATACAAGTAGACGAATGGCTATCGTTACAGCTTTGGCTGAGGAGCTCAAAGCTTTGGACGGTTCTGGAAACTTTAATACAGATGTAGAGGGTAGAGTAGAGCCTAGGCTTAAATTTTGGGATGAAATAGAGGTATTTCCTGCAATTCATTTAAATGCTGGGCCTGAAACCAGACAATACCAAGGTGGTGGATATAAGGATAGATTTCTTACTGTAACTGTTAGATGTTATGTTAATGAGACAGACGCAATACTAGCTCTTGAAGGGCTAATAGAGGATGTAGAGACTGTGTTAGAAGAGAAAAGCCGGTTAGTCTATAAAGATAGACAAGGACTTATTCAAACAACACAGCAAATATCAATAATCTCGATTGAAACAGATGAAGGAGTTCTCGAACCTTTAGGGGTTGGGGAAGTAGTCTGCGAGATTAGGTACTGATTAAATAATCAGTAATTAGAGAGGAAAAAGAAAAAATGGCAGATCAACTTTATTTTAGCAGAGATACTAAAGTATACCTAGAACAGGATGCTAACATTTGGGGAATTCCCATTCTTAATGGGTACAGTTTCTCACAATCAACTAATACATCTGAGGTAACCCTCAACGAAATGGCGGCATCTGACGGCACTAGCCGACGTGGACGCCAGATGTTCACAGATAGTTACGCTCCTGCAGAGTGGAGTTTTACTACTTACGCCCGCCCATTTGTATCACAAGTTGGAGCAACTGATGGGTGGGAACCTGACACAGCAATGCACCACGCTGTAGAAGAGGCACTTTGGGCTAACTTCGTAGCACTTAATAGCTTCACCCCAGGGACTGCTGGAGTATCTGATTCTAGCTGGGCAGAGGGTGTAACTTCTACTACTACAGAAATGACTATTGATTTTACCGGTTCAAATAAATCAGAGCTTGGTACTTTCGACCTTTACTTTTGTCTAGGAGCTTGTAGCGATGCACTTACTAAGACTAACTACAAAGTATCTAATTGTGTAGTCGGATCTGTGTCTATTAGTTTTGATATTGATGGTATCGCTACTATCGAATGGTCAGGACAAGGTACTATTATTGAAGAAGTAGCAACTGAGCCTACTCCTACAATCACAGAGGCTACTCAGGCTACTTCTAACTTTATTCGTAATCGTCTAACTTCACTAACTGTTACAGCAGCAGACACCACTACTTTCCCTGGTGAGTCAAACGATGGGGTTTATAATGTTGTACTTACGGGTGGAAGTATTAACTTTGAGAATAACATAACCTTCTTGACTCCAGAAGTACTATGTACTGTGAACCACAGCATTGGCGCTGTCACTGGTACTCGCTCAATTAGCGGGTCTTTTACAGCTTATCTTAATGCTGAAGTTGGAAGCACTGGGGATCTTTTCGAAGATATCATTGGGGCTACTCAAACAATTACCAACTCTTTTGCCCTTAAGTTCTCAGTAGGTGGCTCTAACGTTCCACGTATCGAGTTTAACTTCCCTCAGTGCCACCTGGAAGTTCCTTCTCATAGCATTGATGATGTTATCGCAGTAGAAACAAACTTCCATGCGCTTCCTTCTGATATTTCTCAGACTGACGAAGCTACTATAGTTTACACTGGTGATACCTATTAATAGTATCTAAGTAATAATTAATAAAACCTCCTAGCTTCGGTTAGGAGGTTTTTTATTACCCAACAGAAAAATTTATCTTGACTCATACCCCGTCTCTCGATATACTATTTATAATAGCTCTTGAGTAATAGGTACTTAGGCAGCAAAAATTATCTTAAATGAAAAAGGAGTAACAAAACATGGAACTGAAGAATCTTGTAGTAGACTGTAAAACCGCATGGGTTAACTTTCCTGGGCTTCCGGGCTTTGAGGTAGAGGTTGCTAACCTTTCTCGTAAGGAATTGATTAATCTCCGTAAGAAATGTACTTACCAGAAATTTAATCGCAAAACTCATACGGCTGAAGACAAACTTGATGATGAAAAGTTTGTTAAAGAATTTACAAAAGCTACTGTACGTAATTGGAAAGGCCTAACTCTAGATAATCTACAGAATCTTATCCTTATTGATACAGAAGGAAAGGATATGGAAGAGGAGCTTCCTTACACTGCCGAAAACGCCGAAATCTTAGTAAATAGTTCAAGCGAATTCGATCAGTGGCTTAATGAGGTAGCTTTCGATATCTCCAATTTTCGTGACTGAACAAAGAGAGGAACTTTTTAAGTATATTGAAAAGTTCTTTACTCAGTCAGACTCTAAGATAGATGTAGAAAAGTATTACAAGATTTGTGATGAGTTAGGGCAAGAACCAGACCCAGAGAAAATCCCTCTTCAATTGGGGGATTTTCCTCCAATTTTTCAAGATGCCATAGTAATCTTCAACTCACTAGGTGACCGTGTATTTCCTGATATAGGTTATCTTGGTAAAGATTATACCAACTTAGATATTTTAGTAGAAGTTCATAAAGTGGAAAATAAAGAACTTTTGTTAGAAATATTACTATGGATGGATCGTAGACAAATAAAGAAATCTTCAGATGAGTTGAAGAAAGCGCATGAAAAGATGAAGAGGAAGTCTCATGGCAAATAAAATCACATTAGAATTTGAAGTAACTGATAAAGGAACCCTAAAGCAGGTTACATCAGATACAAATAAATTAAGTAAAGCAGTAAAAGACTCTAGCCATGCTACTGATCAAGCCAGTAATAGTAAAAACAGATATAGCAAACTAGAGAAAGGGTCTGCTCAGCTCACATCTAATACAACCAAATCTTTTGCAAAACAAGCCCAGACTATTGGCTCTGGGCTTGTTCCCGCCTATGCAACATTAGCCGCTAACATCTTTGCCGTGTCAGCGGCTTTTGGTGCTTTAAAAAGGGCAGCTGGCCTTGAGCAACTTGAGGCTGGTTTGATTGCGGTAGGCTCAGCCGCAGGCCAGAATCTTCCGTATATTGCAGATCAGCTACGTGAAATTACTGGAGCTGCTATTTCTACCCAATCAGCTATGGAATCCGTAGCTTTAGGCACTAGTGCTGGATTCTCAACAACCCAAATGGAAGAGTTAACGCGCGTGGCGAAAGGTGCTTCACTTGCGTTGGGTCGTGATATGGAAGACGCAATGTCTCGTCTTGTACGAGGTGCTGCTAAACTAGAGCCTGAAATTCTTGACGAACTAGGTATTATGGTTCGTCTGGATGATGTTACTAGAAACTATGCTGAAAATGTAGGAAAAACAGTAGATAGTCTTACTAATTTTGAACGTAGAATGGCATTTACAAATGCTATTATTGACCAAGGTACGGATAAATTTGGCCAGATTGCTGAAAAGATAGACCCAAATCCTTATAATCAATTAGCTGCTAGATTTAGTGACCTTACAAAGAATGTTTTAAAACTAGTTAATACAGGATTGGGGCCTTTCTTAAATTTAATTGCTAATAATACTAGTGCTCTAATAGGTGTTGTTGGCTTGTTTGGCACTTCTGTAGCTTCTAAGATGTTGCCCGCTATGTATGAAGTTACTGAGGCAGCTGCAGATAATGCTGAAGCTATGACCAATTTAGTAGCTGTGGAAACTAAAAGTATAGACTTGAGCGGAGAGCTACCTCCTAAACTTAAAGAAGTTTCTGGAGCTTTAAAAGATGGTACTGCTACTCAAAGAGAGTACTCTACCGCCATGGCTTCTGTTACAGGTAAGATAGGGCAGCTTACAGCTACAAAGAATAAATTAAGTAAAACACTTTCGGAAGAGCAGTTAGCTCAACATGCCGTAACTAAAGAATTACAAAGCTATAAAGAAATTAGATCTCAGCTATTACCTATTGAGGCAGCAGTTAATAGATCGGAGGCCGCCAACTACCGAGCAGTTGCATTGCAAGCAGCTCAACAAAATGATTTCGCAACAGCCCTCAGATTCTCTAAAGATGCTAATATAGCATATAAAAATTCATTAATTCTTAGCACTAAATATACTAATATATTTAATAAAGGGTTAATAGCAACTAAAGCAGCTTTATATGGTGTAGCTACAACCACTAAAATTGTTATGACTACTTTTTTAAGGTGGTTACCTTATATTGGTATTGCTGTAACTGCTTTTAGCGCTTTAAAGGCTGCTTGGGATAAATTTTTTGGGAAATCAGACATAGAAAAGCAAGTAGATGAAATTGTAAAAAGCTTTGAAGGCTTCAAAGATATCGAAGATTCCCTCTCTGGTACATTAGAAAAAATTGAGGCTTTATCTAAAGAAATTTCTGAAGCCGATAGGCGGGCAAAAATATACACTGCTTCTCTGCGAGTCCAAACAGGTGTATACGATCAGATCGTATCAGGTATAAATAAAGTAATTTCAGCAGAAAAAACTCGTGATTTGCAGAAATTAACTAATGCTCAACAAGAGTATAATAGAACTTTTGAAAACTTAGGGGGAGAAGCTGCGAAGGCTGCTAAAGAAGGTGGAGAAGCTTGGGATTTCTTCGTGAATTCAGCCACTGTTTCTAATCAGAGGCCTTTAACTAGTTTAGGAGTAGACCCCTACGAAATAGCTGAAAGTATAAAAGCCATTCATGCATATGATAAAGCTACTAAGGAATTAAAAAAAGCGCAAGAACAGTATAAAAAAACTTCTGCGGAAACCTATAAAGAAATTGGATCTAATTTACTTGGTAGCGCAATAGCACAAATAGAATCACATGATAATGTGACAGAAGCAATGTCTAAGAATCTAAACAATATTATAGGTTACCGGAAAATCTTAATGGATGAGAGTGCCTCCAATAAATTGAAAGAAATGGTATTAGATCTTATGCAAAAGGATTTAGAAGCCATTAAACAAATCTCCACAGAATTGCAGGGTATGGCAGATACTGCAAGGTCTTTTGATATTGCATTTAGAGATTCTTTAAAAGTAGAGGATGAGCCGTTTGCAAATATTATAGGCTCATTAAATACTATGGTTTCTTCTATAGAAAACGCTAAAGGTGATTCTGAAAATTTAAATGCTATTTTTAAAGAGCTCCCTGAAAGTATACAAAATGCTCTTGGTGGAAACCCAGACCTAGAAGGACTAAAAGACTATGTAGCCAAGTGGAAAGAAGTTTCAATTTCTATTGCAGAGGCAGAAAGCAATGCTAAGGCTTTCAAGTCCGCAGCAGAGCGAATTAAAGATACGCGTGATCTAGATACTGACGCCGAGGCTCTTAAAAATTATTATGCAGAGCTTGATAAGAGCATAGATGCACAAAATAAAGGGCTTAGGGAGCAGAAAAACTTACTCCAAAAGTCCTTGGAGCACTCCACTAATAAAGCAGAAATCCAAGGAAAGATTGAGGCTTTAGATAGTGAGATAGCGGCAAATAATCGAGAAAGAGTCTCTGAAGAAGAAAAATCTCTTGCTTATAAGTTAGCTGATTTTGAACTTGGAAAAGAAATAAATAGTATCGCTTCTGATCTCCTAGATATTAGAAAAGACTTATCTGATATTGCTAAAGAAGACCTAGATTTACAAGAAAAAGCAGTAGAAAGAGAACTCCAACGCGCCGAGATGGCCCGTAAACGGGCAACTTTCGGCACTGATTCTGACTCTTCTGAAAGACGAAGTTATGAAGCTACTGAGCCAGTAAATCAAGCTCAAGCAGAATTGGAAGCTTTCGAGCAACTTGCTTCCCGTAAACTAGAGGTTGCTAAGCAAGAACTTAATATTAAGCTCGAACAAATAGATTTAGATTTCGAACTTCAATACCTCAAGCTCGAAGTAATTCGTGCTGAAGCCGAAGCTGCTGGGAAGACTGATTTAGTTGGTAAGATAGACCAAGTAATGACAAAATTACCTGCTTTGCAAACAGCAACACAAGAAGCTGCGTTAGCTGGGTATGATAATTTAGTAGCACAAATGCAGCAAGAAAAACTACAACTTCAGTTTAATATTTCCGATGCAGTTGATAGTATGGTTACTGATATTACCTCGGCTTTTGAAGACATGGATTTAGTTGAGGGTCTGTCTAAAGTATTTGGAGACTTATCGAAAGTCGATACTCCTATAAACGATATTCTTGGTTCACTCTCTACTTTCCCAGAAATATATACTGAGTCTAAGAAAACTTTTGAGGACTTAGCTAGTGTCAGGTCTAAATTCAATGAAACCTACGCTGATCAGTTATCTACAATAGCTGATAAGCAAATAAAAGGTATTGATCTTACTAAAGAAGAAACTACCATACAGAAACAAGGAGCTAAGTTAACAGAATCAGAAACTCGCTCCAAAATTTCTATGTATGCTCAATATGGTCAGGCAGTAGGGAGTACATTAGGAGCTATAGCAGACCAACAAGATACTTCTACAAAAGAAGGGTTTGAAAAAGCTAAGAAAATGCAGATGGGAGCTGCTGTTATAAATACAGCTGCTGCTGTCATGAACGCAATGGCTAATATACCTGCTCCTGCAAATATACCTGCAGCAGCGGCCGCTGCAGCTACTGGTGCTGCACAAATTGCCCAGATTTCCTCAACTGAATTTGGTGATTCTGGTGAGGTTTCAGCAAGTACTGGATCAATGTCTGCGGGATTTTCCGTGGGTGGCAAGTCTGTACAAAGCACAGTATTAGGTTCTGATGATTTTTCAGAATCATATGCAAAAACTGATGAATTACTTAAAGAAATTCATGCAAAAGAATATTACCAGTTAAGAGCTATATCTGACGGTATTGATAATCTTAACTCTGGAGTCAAGGGCCTTAATCTCAGTTTAGTTAGAGATATACCTGAGTGGGGGGAATCACAAAGAGGTAGCACTCTTAGTGAATATTATTCTGAAGCTGGTATGGGAAGTGGGTGGTACACTTACGGAGCTCATGTAACTAGTGAAGATATTACTTTACAGGATGTATTAGCAGGAAAACCAATCCCACTTAATTTAGAGACTACAGCTAGGCAGACAAAGTCTAGTAGTATTAGAGATTATGAATTTGACCTTATAGAAGGGGCAGGAGAAGCTTATTCTGAACAAACTGCTAATATTCAGAGACTGTGGGAAAATATGTACACAGAAGTGGCATCTTCTACTACTGATCTGGCAATGATGTTTGGTAAAAGTGCGGATGAGATTAACGCTCTTACTATGAAAGGTATTGGAGTAGAAATTATCTCAGGAGCAACAGATAATGGACATTCTTCCACTTGGGTTTCCCCCGAAGACCTTGAGAAACATTTGCAGCAAGCATATTCTACTATGGGGGATATGTTAATTGAAGATATACTAGGTGACTGGTTGAAAGATTATCAACAGTTAGAGGAAGGGCTTGCAGAGACAGGGTTCAGAGTAGCATCAACAAATGTAGTAATACAAGAGTTTCTTGATTATTTAGACTACGGTTTTAAAGACTTAGCACAAGAAGTCGAAGTATCAATGGACTTAGCGGATCAAGCTGGAGGTCTAAAAGATTTCCAGGAAGCTGCCGAAACATTCTCTGAGTCGTTTACAAGTGAAGCGCATCGTTTTGCTAGGTCTTCTTTTCAACTAGAAAAAATATTTGAAGGGTATAATCTTACCCTACCTAAAACTAGAGATGCTTTTGTAGATTTAATGGGAACTTTTGATTTAACTACAGAAAAAGGTAGGGATACTTTTACTAGTTTATTAACTTCTACAGAAAAGCTTGATGAATACTATGCTTATCTGGAAAAAGTATCTGACAAGCAATTTGAGTTTGAAGCCGAGTCCGTTCGTATTTTACAAGGAGAGTACGCTTCTCTAGTATTAGAGCGAGAAAAAGAATTAGAAACTCTTAGAGAATTAAACCCTGCTCTAGTTGCACAACAGGAACAGGTGTGGGCTCTCCAAGAATTAGAAAAACGCAGAGACCTAGAGTTAGAGATACTTTATCTTTCAGGAGATGGAGTTAATGCTATAGCAGAAGAGCGAAAGCGAGAGTTAGAAGCACTCGCACCATCGGTACGTGCCGTACAAGAACAGGTGTGGGCTCTTGAGGATTTACAAGGCTACCAAGACCAACAAATTGAGATTCTTAATCTACTAGGTAAAGAAGAACAAGCTACTGCAATGGAACGCAAAGAAGCTCTTGGACAACTTACTGAAGTTGGTAAACAGCTTCAAATGCAGATATATAATATTGAAGATTATATTGACAGAACTGAAACTTTAGCTAACGCCGAAGATCAATTAGCGGAAGCTAGAGATAATTCAACTAAGTCAATTGATGACTTAATAAACAAATTATTAGGTTCTGATAAATCTCCTGTCCAGTCAATGGAGTATTATGAAAGCACCTATTCAGAATTGCAGGACGCCATAGCTAATGCTAGAACTCCACAGGAACTCACAGATGCGGTAGATAGCTTCACAAGATTCTCAGAAAATTACTTAGACTATATGGCTGCATATGGAGGTAACTATAGAGATGCTTTTGATAGCACAATGGGAATTTTGAAAGAGGCAAAAGAAACTGCATCCATGTTTTCCGACTCTGTGGATGGTAGCAGATACTTCTATGTAGAAAATGTACTAACAGATATATTGGGGGAGTCTCCTTCCTCAGACCAAATATTAAAATGGGCTTACTCTGACCTAGAAGGTAACACCCTAGTTAGCGCAATTGTCAACAGCCTTGAAGGTGGCGACTTACGTAGGGCATCTACGCAAAGCTACTTAGAAAGCATGTTTGGTTCTGATATTTATGAGAATTATAAGAACTCCCTTGGGATTAATTTGCCTGGGTACGCCACAGGTGGTTACCATACGGGCGGCTGGAGATTGGTAGGGGAACAAGGACCGGAGCTAGAGTACACTGGTTCTAGCAGAATTTACTCTAACTCAGACTCTACTAAGATGATTGCAGATGCTATCGCCGAAGCTTTATCGGCTAACAATGGAGGTGGCTCTAATATGGAAGTTAAAGTATACTTAGGGACCAGAGAAATGAAAGACTACCATGTAGAGTGGCATAGAACTGACCATGAAACTCATAAAGCAGTAAGACAAGAGGTACGTTAATATGGCAATGGGAGACTATTTAAATATTATAGAAGCAGATTATACCGCTGAGGAACTTAATATAGTTCCTCAGCGGACTTTAAGTGACTCTGCTAATAGAATTCAAAACTTATATGAAGCTGACGACGGCACTGTTAATGTTACCACATTTTCAAAAAATATTTTCTTTGATATTTCACTTGAGTGGGAAATTTTAACATTAACCGAAACTTCTTTTATAGAAAGTTTATGGGTGTCTTATACTAAAGCTAATGGACGAGAAAAAACTTTCTATTGGGTACATCCATCCGACGGGTATACCTACACTGTTAGATTTATGACTCCTTTAACTAGAGTTCAACGGGGGAATATATGTGATTATAGAACTATAAGCTCAATAACTTTGAGAGTAGAAGGGATTAAACCATGAGTAAGAAATTTAATTATTATCCTATATTAACAACTGACCCTTCTAATGAAGATACATTATTGTTATTTGATAAAGATGAAGAAAATATAAAGCAAGTATCCTATGCTTATATTACCGGGAAGGTTTCCGGAGAATTACAATTTGCAGGTACTTGGGATGCTTCTACTAATACACCTACTATCTCATCGGGAGTAGGTTCTAATGGTAGGTACTATATTGTATCAGTTGAAGGTACTACTACTATAGACGGTAACTCTACTTGGGTAGCACGAGATATAATAATATTTACAGGTAGTGTATGGGAAAGGATACCTTTTGCTAACCCCTATGCTGAAGCTTATGAAAGCGCTACAGAATCCTACAATTGGGCACAATACCCTGAAGACCAACTAGTGCCTGAAGGTAACGAAGTAGATGAATATTCTTCCTATCATTGGGCCTCTAAAGCAGAAGACTCAGCCAGCGCGGCATCGACTAGCGAATCCAACGCTGCAACATCTGCTAGTAACGCAGCAACAAGTGAATCCAATGCAGCCTCTAGTGCCTCTAGCGCCGCTACCAGTGCATCTAATGCTGCAACTTCCGCTAATAACGCATCAATTAGTGAGTCTAATGCTGCTGCTTCTGCTACTTCCGCAAGCCAATCAGAACAGGCAGCAGCTTCTTCTGCTAACTACGCAGGTATCTGGAGTAACCTAACAGGCTCTCTCTCAATCCCAGCATCCGTCTACCATAACGGTATAATGTGGACTTTATTAAATAACCTAACCGACGTAACAACTAGTGAACCCACAACATCATCTAGTGATTGGTTGGCTATGTACGGGATGCTCGAATACCCAAGCATTCGCCCATCTCTCTTACTCGACTTCTACAGCAAAGAGATAGACCCACGTATCACCTTTAGTCGTGCATCTAATAAGTCTTACTACGACCACAAATGTAGGCTCTGCTACGCAGATGTAGACGAACCCACTATCGACCACGACCCTGTGACAGGCGAGTGTAAAGGACTTAGTATCTGGGAGAGCAGGACGAATCTGCTTAGATACAGTCAGGACTTTGGGAATGGGGTTTGGGGGAGGATTAATTCAACTATAGAACCAAACACAGCAGTAGCACCAGATGGGACGTTGACAGCAGATAAGCTGGTTGATAATACTAACAATTCAGAACATTATATGGAGCAGATACTGACACAAACTGAGGGAACATTTACCAAGTCATTATACGTTAAGAAGGGTAACTCTGGTGATTATGTGGTAATCCGACCTGTACATATTGGGGAGATTAATCCAACATCTAATATCAAATTTGATTTAAATGTTGGGCCACTAGCAACAACTAATGCACTTATAACAAACGCAGGGATGGACATACTCCTTGATGGTTGGCGTAGATGTTGGGTTACTTATACAACTACAGCAGCATGTACAGATCATAGAGCAAGAGTTCACTTAATAAGCTCTGCAGATGACAATCTAATTTACACAGGCGACGGCACCTCCGGCATCTACATCTGGGGAGCCCAACTAGAAGAAGGCTCCTTCCCTTCACCCTATATACCTTCGGACATATCCTTCACCTCTCGTGCATCAACAGCAACTTACTTTGACGCTGATGGTGTAATGCAAACAGCAGCAGTTGATGAGGCACGTTATACGTATAACCTCGCTGATTTAACTGCTCCTGCTACGTTGTTGTTGGAGCATACGGCTGCTACT